TTGCCGAACGCGAGGCCACACCGCCCCGGACCTATCTCGGCGCGTCCCGCCTCGGACATGCCTGCGAACGCGCGCTGCAGTTCGAGTTTGCCGGTGTGCCAAAGGATGAGGGTGCCGATTTCGGCGGCCAGACGCTGCGGATCTTCGCCATCGGTCATCAGCTTGAGGATCTGGCGATCCGCTGGCTGCGTGCGGCGGGGATCGATTTGGTCACCCAAAAACGCGATGGCGGCCAGTTCGGCTTCTCCGTCGCGCGCGGTCGCATCCGTGGCCATGTCGACGGGATCATCGCTGACGCTCCGGCGGCGCTTGGGCTGCACGTTCCCGCGCTCTGGGAATGCAAGACAATGAACGCGAAGAACTGGCGCGCCTGCGTCAAGGACGGCGTGACGGTCTCCAAGCCGGTCTATGCCGCCCAGATCGCGATCTACCAGGCCTATATGGAGCCTTCGGTGCCGGGGATTTCAGCCGCACCGGCGCTGTTCACGGCGATCAACAAGGACACGGCCGAGCTGCACCATGAGCTCGTTCCCTTCGATGCGGATCTGGCGCAGCGTATGTCCGACCGCGCTGTGAGGATCCTGCAGGCCACAGATGCAGGTGATCTGCTGCCCCGCATCGCCGCCAACCGCGATTTCTACGAATGCCGGTTCTGCGCCCACGCCGAGCGGTGTTGGAGCCTCACGGCATGACCGACGAGCCCACCGATCCATCAGATCCCGACCAGGACACATCCATGCGCGACGACACAACTCCAGATATGCCGACGGAAAACGTCGTCCATTTCAATCCCTGGCGCGACTTCAACGACGCGGCCCCGCAGATCGACGTCTTCGGCGACGAGCCTGATCCGGAGCAGATCGCCCAGTTCATGCAGGTCGTCTTCGGCTACTGCGACGGGCTGATCCCGGTCCGCAGTTTTATCGACAAGGGTCAGGGCATCGATGGCCGCCCGCACAACATCTGGCTCGAGGCGGATCAGGCCGCGCCCGAAAAAATGGCGACCTTCGCCACATGGGCGTCGCGGGAGGGCGCAGCGGTCTATGTGATCCCCGGCACCGTGGCCGCGCCTGGGCAGGCCAAGGCCGCCGAGGTACTGCAGATGCAGACCATAGTGGTCGATCTCGACACCGGCGATATCGCTGCCAAGCGCGCCCATCTGGAACGTCACCTTGGGTCGCCGACCATGGTGGTGGAAAGCGGCGGTGTGACGCCGGAAGGTCAGCGAAAAGCGCACGTCTGGTGGACGCTGACCGAGCCCGCCGAGGGCGACGACATAGCCCGCGTCTGCCGCCTGCGCGGCGATATCGCGGCCAAGGTCGGCGGCGACATGCACTTCCGCTCAGCACACCAGCCGATCCGCGTGGCAGGCAGCGTTTATTACAAGAACAACCTCAAGACGCAGGTGCGCATTGTCGCGCTGAACGCCGGTCTTGAGCGCGATCTGACGGAGTTCACCGAGGCGGTGACCGATATGCCGCCTGCGCCGGGCATCTCCCTGCAGCCCGACTTCAGCCATCCCAACAAGCCCGCCATGGACGATGTGCTGGTCACACCGGTGCGCGAGGGGGCGCAGGATGACTGGTCCCGCTTCGAGGGCGCGTCTGCCGCGATCGGCCATTTCATCCGCATGGTTCATGAGGGCCGGATGACAAAGGACGAAGGCTGGGAAGGCATCTGTGGCTACAACGCCGCCATGCTGCGGCCGCAGTGGCCGGTGGAACGGCTCAAGCGCGAGTCCGAGCGGCTCTGGAACCGGCATGTCGAGAAATACGGTCCGCCGCTGATCCGGCTGGAGTCCGGCGCGCCGGGGCCTCAGGAGATGTCTGCATTCACGCTCGGCGCGTTGCTGGACGACAAGAGCCCGATGCCCGAGGACATCATTGCGCCGCGTGTGCTGACGCCAGGCGGGCTGCTGGTGCTGGGCGGCGCGCCGAAGGTCGGCAAAAGCGACCTTCTGATCAGCTGGCTCGTCCACATGGCGGCAGGTGTGCCGTTCCTCGGCTTCACCCCGCCGCGGCCGCTGCGGATCTTCTACCTGCAGGCCGAGATCCAGTATCACTATCTGCGCGAGCGGCTGAAACAGATCGCCCTGCCGCCGGAAGTGCTGGCCGCCGCGCGCGATACCTTCGTCGCCACCCCGAAGCTCAAGATGCTGCTCGACAACGAGGGTAGCGTGCGGGTTGCCCGGGCTGTCCAGACTGCTTTTCCTGATGCGCCAGTGGACATCATCTGCGTCGATCCGATCCGGAACCTCTTCGACGGCGGGCCCGATGGCGGCGGCGAAAACGACAACACCGCCATGATGTTCTTTCTGAAGGAACGGGTGGAGGTCCTGCGCGATCATATCGACCCCGATTGCGGGGTGATCCTGATCCACCACACCAAGAAGCTCAGCAAGCAGCAGGTCAAGGACGATCCCTTCCTCGCGCTTTCCGGCGCCAGTGCTCTGCGCGGCTTCTATACATCTGGCCTGATCCTGCACCGGCCCGACGAGGAATGCTCGCAACGAAAACTGGAAATCGAGCTGCGTAACGGTCCAGCGCTGCCGCAAAAGGTCATCGACAAGATCGGCGGCCAATGGGTCGAGATCAACCCGATGAACGAGCGGCTGGTGCGCCAGGACGTCGGCGCAAAGCATGATGCCGAGCGGGACCGCAAGGGCGAGGTGATCTGCGGCCTGCTGTACGAAGAGGCCCTTCAGGGTCGGATGTACACGATGACCCATTTCGCGGAGACCTTCGAGAACACCGGGGGCCTTGGCGGTCAATCGATCATCCGCGAACGGCTGAACGTGCTGACCACGAAAGGGTACGTGAAGTTCGTTCGCGGGGCCGCTGCGACAGCGCTGGATCTGGCGACCGAGCGGAGCAAATACGGCTACCTCTGTGTCGAGACCATGCGTCTTGCGACCAGCCAGGAGCGTGTCGACCCAGGCACCGGAGAGGTCACATCGGAGCTGATCGACGTCCTGCCCAGCCACTATAAATGCCCGCAGACCGGTGCCGTTCTGCCCGTCGAAAATCCGTCTGTCTGGGTCTATCGCGAGATGGAGGACGCATGATGAAACACGCCGTTTTGCCTTCCGAAATCTGGGTGCAAAAGTCCGAAATCTGGCCAGATTTTGCAAAATCTGAAATCCTGGCGAAATCTGGAATCTGGCTTTTACCATTTGGTTTCAGAGACTTGGAAGGTCCTTTCCAGATTTCGGAAGGGTGTTTCCGAAATCTGCTCCGCAATCTGGATTTGGTCAACAAAATCAGTGACCTACGCCAGATTTCAGATTTCAGAAAAGTCCCCCCTAAAGGGGTAGGTGTCCTCCCCGCTACAGGCGGGGAGAGCCACCACCTACCCCTGGGCAATTTCTCGGTCCGCAGTCTGGCCCGATCCACCCCTCGAGCAGCCAATCACAAAAGGAGAAAGCCCATGGCGGACCAGACCATGACCAACCCCAATCAGAACGCCGTCCAGAACGTGCCACCTGCGTTTACCCGCCAGCGCACATTGCTGGCGCTCGATCTCGGCACAACCACGGGCTGGGCGCTGCATGGCGCCGACGGGCTGATCACCAGCGGCACAGCATCGTTCCGCAATGGACGGTTCGATGGCGGTGGGATGCGATACCTGCGCTTCACGAATTGGCTGGGCGAGTTGGAGTGGTTGTCCGGGCCTATCGCTGCCATCTGGTTCGAAGAGGTCCGTCGCCACGCGGGCACGGATGCGGCCCATGTCTTTGGCGGCCTCATGGCCAGTTTGACCAGTTGGGCTGAATTGCGGGGCATCCCGTATCAGGGCGTCCCCGTCGGCACCATCAAGAAACACGCAACTGGAAAGGGCAATGCGCCGAAACAGGCGATGATTGACGCGGCGCGCGCCCGAGGTTTCAGCCCTGCCGACGACAATGAGGCTGACGCCATCGCCATCCTGTTCTGGGCGATTGAAACGAATGGAGGATTGGCATGATGGATTTCAACGCAGAATGGCGCACAATTCCAGATTGGCCGGAATATGAAATCTCCGAGGATGGTCATGTTCGGCGGGCGCTAGCAGGAAAGGGCACGCGCGCTGGTCGCCCGCTCAAGCCATGGACAAACTCGCAGAACCAGTATCTCTACGTTCAGCTTTGGCGGAATAATCGAAAGAAAAGCATTCCAGTTCATCGACTTGTCGCAAGAGCATTTCTCGGACAACCACCTACGAAACGTCACGTGGTTGCCCATTGCGACGGCAGTCGTGACGGCAACCAACCTTGGAACCTGCGTTGGGCAACGCAACGCGAGAACATGGCGGACACAGTCCTACATGGAACGCACAATCGTGGTTCAAGGAATGGCCAGTCCAAGCTCGACGAAGTCTGCGTGCTCGCGATCCGCAAGATGCATGTCTTGGGCATTCCCAGACAGGATGCTGCCACCGGTTTCGGCGTCTCTCGGCAAACGGTCGATGACATTATCAACGGCAAGCGTTGGGGGCATTTCCAATGACCGGCATGCGCTTCACGCCCAAGGGCTATGGCGGCCATCGCCGCCAGCCCGATGAAGTCAAACGGGACGGCTGGAAGGAACAGGGGCTGCTGGCTGTCGCGGTCGACGATGACCGTCTGACCTGGCCCGAACGCGAACTCGTGCGCCAACTTGGCGAGCGTCTTTACGGCAAACGGGAACGGGAGATGCGCCATGGGTGAGTGGACAACCGCACGGGTGGAGGACCGGCTGGAGAGCGCGGCCGACGTCTTCCGCACCTTGCCCGGCGTCATGCCGCAGGGCTTCTTCAATGCGTGGCCCGAGTACTTCCACAGCTTCGCGGACAAGGTCGGTCAGGAGCCGCAGATGCGTCGACCCCGGCCGGGTCCCCGTCAGATCACCGAAGCCGAGGAAGCGTTGCTATGGCTGCGCTGGCTGGAACGGGATGATGCCCGGATCGTCTGGCTGCGTGCCGAGCGCACCCCATGGAAACCGATATGCTGGGAGATGGGGATCAGCCGGACAGCGGCGACCAAACGCTGGCAGTTCGGGCTCGCGGTGATCACCTGGCGGCTGCATGGCCGCCTGCCTCCGGCCCGGCGCTCGAAGCGGTTCGTCATTGAAAACGCAAACAGCCTGTCAAGAACAATCGTCCTGTGAGGAAATTTTCCGGTGTACATCGCAGGGCCTTACACATTTCGAGAATGAGCCTACAAATTGGATATACTCGGGAGAGAAGCGCGCAGGCAGAGGCCGCGCAGCTGGCTTCCGAGGTCCAACCAAGGATCCAGCTGGGGTCCAGGCGTCTAACCCACTGACTTTACGGGTCCTTCCTGGACGTAAACGTATACGGGCGGGCGAAGCGCGCAATATCGCCAGCGACAGGGCCGGTTTTTTGGGAAGCCACCCTGGCGGGCATCCACCCGCGATCTTCTGAAAACTATAATAAAACAAACTCTTGGACCCGGACACCCCGGCGGCCGCTGGACCCTTTGCGGAGTCCAGGCTGGCTGCTGGTGTCCGGAGTCCAGGGCATCCACTACATTGAGGCGAACTGACCAGCATGACCCTGAGCTTTGCCCCGGACGCGATAGAGACCTGGCCGCTGGCCAAGCTCCAGCCTTATGCAAAAAACGCGAAGACTCATGGCGCAGACCAGGTCGCGAAGATCGCCGCCAGCATGGCGGAGTTCGGCTGGACCGTGCCGTGCCTCGTCGCCGATGACGGAGAACTGATCGCGGGCCATGGTCGGGTCCTTGCGGCGACGCAGCTCGGGCTGACCGAGGCCCCAGTGATCGTGCTGGGACATCTGACCGAGGCGCAGCGCCGGGCTTACCGGATCGCGGACAATAAGCTGACGGAACTCGGGACCTGGGATGAGGCGCTGCTCTCGGCGGAACTGAACGACCTGCTGGCCGAGGACTACGACCTGTCGCTCATCGGCTTCGACGACGCTGAGCTTGAGGCGCTGTTGGCCGGAGAGGTCGACCCTGAAACCGCCTCCCGCGAGGGCGAGGACGACGTTCCAGAGGCTTCGGAAACCCCGATCAGCCAACCCGGCGATTTATGGGTGCTGGGCAAACATCGGTTGCTCTGCGGTGACGCCACCGTTGCCACCGATGTCGAGCGGCTGCTCGGTGATGTGAAGCCGCAACTGATGGTGACCGACCCGCCCTACGGCGTCGAATACGATCCCGGCTGGCGCAACAAGGCAGGGGCCGCCGCCACCAAGCGCACCGGCAAGGTGCTGAATGACGACCGCGCTGACTGGCGCGAGGCCTGGGCGCTGTTCCCGGGCGATGTGGCCTATGTCTGGCACGGCGCGCTGCACGCGACCACGGTCGCCGACAGCCTGATTGCCTCAGGCTTCAACATCCGGTCGCAGATCATCTGGGCAAAAGACCGTCTGGTGCTGAGCCGCGGCGATTATCACTGGCAGCACGAGCCGTGCCTTTATGCCGTGAAAAAAACCGGCAAGGGCCATTGGGCCGGTGATCGCAAACAGACGACGCTGTGGCAGATCGCCAACAAGGACCAGGATGCGGAAACCGTGCACGGGACACAGAAGCCTGTCGAATGCATGCGTCGGCCCATCCTGAACAACTCGAGCCCCGGACAGGCCGTCTACGAGCCCTTCATGGGGTCCGGAACCACGCTGATCGCGGCAGAGACAACGGGCCGGGTCTGCTACGGGATCGAACTCAATCCGGCCTATATCGATGTTGCTGTGGAGCGGTGGCAGCAGTTCACGGGCAAGGACGCTGTTCTCTACGGGTCAGGCGAGACCTTCAACAAAATCAAGACCAAAGACGATTGAGGCAATGCATGACTTGGCTTTACCTTCCTCCGGATACGCTTCCGGAACCGCAGACGCATGCCTGTTCGGCCTCTCGCTGTGCTCCGGCGCAGGTGGGCTCGACCTTGGACTTACCATCGCCATCCCCGGATATCGAACTGTGGGCCATGTCGAACGGGAAACCTACGCCGCAGCCACTCTCGTGGCGCGGATGGAAGACGCGTCCTTGGATTGCTCGCCTGTCTGGGACGACGTTGGAACCTTCGATGGCCGCCCGTGGCGCGGGGCGGTGGACATCGTCAGTGCGGGTTATCCGTGCCAGCCGTTTTCGGTTGCAGGCAAGCGACAGGGCGCGGACGATCCGCGCCACCTCTGGCCGCATGTCGCACGCATCATCGGCGAGTGCGAGCCACCCTTCGTCTTCCTCGAGAATGTCGCCCATCATCTCCGCCTCGGATTTCCCGAAGTTGCCGGAGGACTGGTCAACATGGGCTACCGCCTTGCGGCGGGCCTCTTCACGGCGGCGGAAGTCGGTGCGCCCCACAAGCGCGAGCGGCTGTTCATTCTCGCCCACCGAGAAGGCTGCGAACTGGCCGACCCCGCGCGCCTGCTCTGGGACCCGGTCGAGTGGCGGGAACCGAACGGAAATGCTTCGAATGTGGCCGACGCCGAGGGCGAGTGCGAACGAA